TTTTCATTGTGCTGTCGTTTGAGTTTGTCTTTGATTAATTTAATATCGTTTGCTACTGTTCTGTATGGTATCTTTGTTTTATTGCTTAATTTCTTTGCATCGCCATGTAAAATATACAATCTTAGTAAATTGACTTCGTAAAATTCTGTTTCTGTTTGTGGTGAACTTTCGAGAAAGTTAATCAATACTGAATAATCAATATTTTCTTTTTCTTCTATAATCTCGTTTAAATTATCCACAAACTTAACATGATCTACAAAATACTTTTTTCTAAATTTATTTGAATGCCACGTTCTCCAAACTACTGCTGAAAAAAAGTGTTTAAGGTTTCTAATTTCTGTTAAGTCAAATTTCTTTTCAATGATAATTAAAACAGCTTCAAAATGAAGGTCGTCTTGTAGTTCGTGATTGTGGCATACATTCCGAGTAATTTGTTTGTAGATTTTGTTATTTACTAGCTCACTAATCACTTAGACAAAATTAAACAAACTAATAAGAAAACAGCAATTAAAATAAATTGAATATCAGTTTTTTTTTTTTTTATTTGCTAAAGCCTTTAAATATTTCATGTATTGATTCCAGTCGAAAGTTCCACGAATAGAGTTTACGTCTAATTTTTTTACCCACCATTCTGTTTTAGAAATTAGTGAAAGATTTGTTTGATTGTTTGTTTTCATGTTTATTTGTTTTTAGTTTATTCTTTTTAAATTATCAAATTTTTTACCTTGTTGCTTTAGTTTTAAAAAGGTTCTTTTTCGTTTAAAAATTCTTTATTTTCTTCCATTGTTGACTGTTCAACTGTTACCCAACTATCTGCTGTATGGAATGTCCCATCTTCAATATATCTTCCTGAACTTAAATCATAAGTGTATTCTGAATGTCCAATAGTTCCCCAATGTGAAAATTTAACTTTCTGAACGTAAACAAATGTTTTATTTTCTCCTGTTCGGTAAACTGAAATCCCGTTATCTGTTTTATTGTAAAAGTTTGAACTCCCAGCAATATCATAAAGGTTAGGTATTTCATATTTTCCGCTTTGTTTATCCTTATTTATTTTTCTTGGATGTGCAACTAAAAAACAATGCAAGTTATATTGTTCACAAAATACAGATATTTTTTCTAAACTTTCTCCAATATATTTAGTTTCACTTTGATTGTATTTGTGTTCTAATTTATTCCAAGCATCAATTACAAAGGCATCTAATCCGTATCTAATCTTTAAATTTTTAATATGTTCTAAAATACTTTCAAGTGTAAAATCTTTTTCAGGTTTAATAAACCATATTTTTTCATTCATTGCCTTCATGCAGATTTTTACTTCAAGTTGATTCATTCTATTTCTGTATTGTGAATCCCAACTTTTACCAATTATCTTTCTTGCTATTTTACTGAAATGAAGTTTTGTTGGTTTATTTTCAGGTGAGAAAAAAGCTGTTTTCCATCCATGGCCTAACATTAATCGAATAACAATTTCATCTAAAAAATCAGATTTTCCATGGCCAGGTATTCCTGTAATTGTTGTAATGTAACCTTTTACAAAAGTTAGAAGCCTATCAAATTTTTCAAACCCTACATTAACACCCCTATCTAATCCGTTTTCATATAAATCAAAGATTTCATTTTCCATGTCTTGAATAGTAAACACACCTTCAAGTGGATAATCTTTTGCATCCTGTATTGATTCAATTATACCTTGTATCCCGTATTTAATTAAACATTCATTTGCATCTTTACAATCTTTAAAAATAACTAACTTACATTTTTCTTTACCTAATCTTGTTGCAAACTCTTCTGTTAATTGTCTTCCAGCATTATCATTATCAAAACAAAGATATATTACAGGAGTTTCGTTAAATCTTTCAGAAATGTAATCAAAATATTGAAGATTGTTATTAGAAACATTTGCGCCATTAGGAACGCTTAAAACGTTTTTATAGCCACTTTTATACATTGAAAGTGCGTCAATCTCACCTTCTACTAAAAAAGCGTTTAAATCGAATTTAAATAAGTTCAAACCATAAAATATAAGTTTAGAATCTTTATGGAGTTTAAAAGACTTTCTGCCATCCCTATATTTAACATTTATCAATTCATTATTTTCATCAAAGTAATTAAAGTGAATTGTATTTTCTTCTTTTTGAGTTTGTGGCATCCACTCCAAACCTTCGGTAATTTTCCAAGTTATTAAAGTCTGCTGGTCAATTCCTCTTTTTTCAAACCACTTAATTGCTTTGTCTGATAATTCTGTTTTGTTTTTCCATTCAGGTTTAACGTAGACTTTTTCATCAATTTGAATTTGCTTAGGTAACCATCCTTTATAATTACAATGGTTACAATGCCAAACTTGTTTATCTAAATTAACTCCTAAACATTTATCAGTTTTCTTTTTACGCTCATGGCTACATTTCGGGCAAGTTGTATAAACCTGACCTGTATATTTTCCGTTTGGAATAATTATGTTATAATCTGAATAAGTCATTAGTATATCATTTGATTAGGATTAGTTGGATCATACTTATTTTTACCTATTTTATTTTCATCTTTAAACCATACAGATTGTGCTTTCTGTTTCCAATTTTTTACTTTTTTACCATTTGAATCTTTCCAGTCTGATAAATTGTAATAATTATAAAATTTTTCTGCAACATCTTTTTTATATCCGTTAGATTCAAAATAATCATAAATATCATCTATATTTATTATCTTATCTTCTCTTATCTTCTCTTCTCTTATGGCATTGCTTTCGCTTTGCGTTCGTAATGCGTTCGCATTGCTTTCGATTAATTCCTTTTGTTTACGCCTTTTTTCCCAACCTTCTTTAGCTATTTTACTATTTCTTTCACTTGTATTTTCAAATTCATTTAATTGCTCAGATAAGAATTTTATATAAATATTTCCATCAATTATTTCAAATATCTTATTTTCATAAAGCGAATCTAATGCGTTCGCATTGCCACCGCATATTTTTTGAACTGCTAATTTATAAGATACATCTCCAAGTCTTGACCAATACATTGAACAAAGATCTATAAAAACCCCTTTTTCTTGATGAGTAAAAATCTGTATATTTCCATTTTCCCATTCATTAGGTTCAAATTTAAAGTAAGGTAATTCTTTAGCCATTGTTAACCTCACTTCCCATATAAGAAATTTCTCTCTTTAAATGTTTTACAAACTTAATAGCAGTTAATCTATCTAACTCAATGTGCATAAAATAATAACCACTATTGTCTTTTGGGTCTTTAATTGAAATTGTTAAATTTCCATTTGCATTATAAAATGCTTCTAAATCATGCTCGCAGTTTGAATTTTCAGCAGAGCAAAAAATTATTTTTGTTCGTTCCATATTTTTTTAATGGTTTTAAGATAACCAATAACTATAAATAAAAAACCCACCGGCTTTCGAGGTAACGGGCTCTACTCACCAATGGGATTAAAATATTATTATTATTGATGCCGTTACTCATCAGGTGCAAATATACAAAAATTATTTAACTTTCCAAACCTTTGTAAAATTCTTCACGCATTGTTGAGTTCATAGTATGATAAATATCGCCAATTTTATCTAAATACTCAACATCTGTTATATTTCTTTTTTCAAGTTCTTCAACTATTTTGAAGCCTTGTTTTTGCCATAGATTAAAATCAGCTTTCATTTTATGTTTGAATTTACCAGTTAATTGAGTTGATTGCTCAACTGTTGATTTGAATAAACCAATTAGAAGATGTGATTCAAATTCTACTTTTGCCTGTTCAGTTGTTAGTGCTTTTTCCATGATTATAATTTTTCTATTTTATAGCCTACAAAATCTTTAATTTCATTTTCAGGATCAAGTTTAAATCCATCCTGAACAAATATTTTTTTAATTATTTTTATTTCTTCTATTTTACCATAACACCATGTGCCACCTTCGGATTCCATGTTATCTTCTAACCATATTCTTATTTTGTCTCCGTCTTTATAATTTTCCATGTTCTTTGATTTTTAATTTGTAAATTTTAATTAATTCTTTGATTTCATCTAAGGTTAGTTTAAGCGCATCCCCTCTTTTATTCATTAGTCTATTGTAAGGATCTTGACCTATTCTTAAAGGTAATCTTAACCCGTATTCAATTTGATTGCCATGCTGATGTTGATTACAGTAAACACATTGCCCATGTACGTTATCTTCATTAAACCTTAAGTTTGGGTAACTGCCAACACTAAGAAAATGTCCAGCATCAAATTTACTTGTTAATGGTCTTTCACATGAAATACATGGTTTATTAGCATCTCTTAATCGAATATACTTGTTAAAGACTATTTGAAGTAAACTAAGCCATTCTGTGCGAGTACGGGTGTTTTCTATCATTACCTTTTTTTTCTCTTTCCATACCTTAGTTTCTGCTAATTTAGCTGCACATTTAGCACCACAAACTACTTGAGTGGTTTTAAAAGGAGTGAAGTTACCACCGCACTCCTTACACTTTTTATTTTTAATTTTTCTCATAAAAATTCTTTAAAATTATGAGTATCTAAATTAGTGTATGTAAAAATTAATTTTCTTAAATCTTCACCACATTTAATTGCCATTTTTTCTCGCTCTTCAAAAATCATATTGTCATAGTCTTGATTATCATACATTTTATCCATTAATGCAGTTTGAAAAATTATTATTGTATTCATAAAATCCCTATTGCTATAATATGGCTTAATAGATTCTTTTGAATAAGCGTTTTGCTCTAATATATCATTTGCGATTATTTCAAGTTCATCTTTATAATTTCTCATGATTTCTTTCCATTAAAAGATTCAAAATATTGATTAAATAATTCCCTTGCTAACTTTACTTTTTCAGTCATCTTATCAATTATCTCTTCATTAGCATTTACTCTGTAAATAAACAATCCTAAGTCAGAAATAATACGAGGATCGAAAGAAACGAAGTCACACCACTTGCGACCGCTTAAAAGCATATAGCATTGCATTTGGTAATAGTATTCAGGCTGTTCACTTAAAAATGTTTCATCATTTGTAATAAAGCAATGTTTTAAATGATTTGCGCCATTGTAAGGGCACTTTATTTCTATTAACCCATCTTCACCTACTAAGCCATCAGGACTGCCTGTTAAGCCTTGTATTTCATTTGAGTAAAGCAATTTACTTTCTACTATTTCATTTCCTGTTACGGATGTGTAGAATTTCTTAGCA